CAAAGGAAAGACCCACATAGAAAAACTAAGATTATTGAAGCTACAATGTATGATGAAAAAGATAGGTTTAAGGATGAGTACACATACTATCTTGTTTCGGAAACAGACAAGCAGATTCTTATCAAAAAGACATTAAAGGGTCGGGGTGACAATCCTTGGATTACTACACGTTGGTCAAAGTCTGGATTTGAAGTCTGGGGAAGAGGTCCTGTTCTTCAAGCAATGCCAGCGATTAAGACTCTTAACCTTACAGTACAACTTATTCTTGAAAATGCTGAAATGGCTATTGCTGGTTCATTTGTTTATGATGACGATGGTGTATTTAACCCAGATAACATAACAATACAGCCGGGAACTTTTATTCCAAGAAGCCCCGGAAGTAGTATTGACTCATTGCAAAGTGCTGGTAGATTTGATGTTGCACAGCTTGTCTTAGATGACATGCGTAGAAATGTTAGAAAGGCTTTGTTCATTGATGAGCTTGATACTAGACCAAATGCGAGAACACCTTTATCGGCTACAGAAGTATCTGAAAGGCTTGCGGATGTTGCGAGGGACATGGGTGCTGTTGCAGGTCGTATGCAAAAAGAATTTTTACAGCCTCTGGTTGAACGAATTATCGCAATCTACACAAAGCAGGGATTACTGGACATCCCAAAGGTTGATGGAAAAGAACTGCGGATTGTACCAGTTTCACCATTGCTCAGAGCGCAAGACCAGCAAGATGTCTCAGACTTTGTAAGGTTTCAACAGACTGTTGCACAGACATTTGGTCCTGAGATAACTCCATTGTTGTATAATCAAGAAATGGTTATAAAATATCTAGCAAGCAAATTTGGTGTTCAAGAGGACTTGTTAGCTGATCAGGCACAGGTCAAGGGTAACTTAGAGCAGTTGCAACAAGTTATGCAACAACAGCAACAAGGTATGCCGCAATGAAACAACATGCAGAGGTATCTATAGATGGAAAAATCTATGCTAAAGAAACTGAAAAAGACCTTAATAGTAAAGCCTATGCTCTCTTCGGCAGTGGTATTGGAAGAGATTTTGTATCGTACTTGGAATCGATCACAACGAATAACGTATACCCTGCGGGAGTGGGCATCGAAACATTAGCACATGCTGAAGGTGCTAGATGGCTAATGGCTATTATTAAGAAGCGTTCTGAGTTGGGGAGAAAGCAAGTTGAGTAAACCTACAAATCCAAGCCTGTATGCAAAAGCAAAAGCTATTGTTAAATCCAGAGTAAAGAAATGGCCTAGCGCATACGCTAGTGGTCAGCTTGTACAGCAGTATAAGAAAATGGGTGGCAGATACAAATGAGCTTGAAGAAGTGGTTTGGTGAGAACTGGGTAGATATTTCCACAAAGAAAGATGGAAAGCATCCGCCATGTGGTCGTAAGATGGGTGATAAGAGGGGATATCCTAAATGCGTTCCAGCCAACAAAGCGGCATCAATGACAGCATCAGAAAAGAAATCAGCATCAGCAAGAAAAAGAGCATCAAATCCATCCAAGGGTGGCAAAAAACCAACTTTTGTAAGGACGTAAAATGGCAGATACATGGCAAAGAAAAGAAGGGCAAAACCCAGAGGGAGGACTTAATGCAAAAGGCAGAGCCTCACTCAAAGCACAAGGGAAAGACATAAAGCCACCTGTGTCAGCAAAGCAAGCCAAGAAAAGCCCGAAAGCGGCCGCAAGACGTAAAAGTTTTTGTAAGCGGATGATGGGTATGAAAAATAAGCTTACAAGTGAAAAGACGGCTAATGACCCTGATAGCCGTATCAACAAAGCACTAAGGAAGTGGGATTGCTAAATGAATGAAGAATCAGAAGTACAGGTAGAAGAAGGTTCTACAGAACAGGTTCAGACAGAAGCTATGTCGGAGCAACCTGATAGACCAGAATGGCTACCAGAAAAATTTGAAAGACCAGAAGAATTAGCAAATAGTTACAAGGAGTTAGAAAGAGCTTTTTACGCAAGAAAAGAAGAGTTGAGAAGTTCTATTGTTAATGAACTTAACGATGAAGCTAAATCTAATGCCCCTATTAGCCCTGCTGATTATGAAGTTAATTTTCAAGCACCAGAAGGTATGGAATTAACTGTTAGCGAAGACGATCCTTTATTAGATTGGTTTCGTGGTAAGTCACATGAATATGGATTATCTCAGGATGAGTTTAATGGTTTAGTTTCAGAATGGGCGGCTATGGAAACACAGCGTGGTCCTGACTGGAACACAGAATCAGAGCATCTTGGTGAACATGCAGAGCGCAGATTAGAGCGTGTAGATTCTTGGGCTGGTAAACATCTTTCAGAAGATGCTTATAGTGCCTTTGCAAATATTCCAGCATCAGCAAACATGGTTCATTTGTTTGAAGAGCTTATGGAATTGAATGGTCAGCCTAGATTTGCAATGACTACTGAAACACAGTTTCAAGAGCGTGTAACAAGAGAAGACTTAATGCAAATGCAACAAGACCCTAAATACTGGAAAGATAAAGACCCAGTATTCATCTCAAAGGTAAGGGCTGGATTTGAGCAATTGTCACGACAATAGTATTGTGAATATTTTACATGATAATATTGTGTTACTTTTTATTTGCTTATAATTAGCCCTGATTCGCTAGATAACCTAACGGCCTATGCGTTGATGGACAAACTACTTATGGCGTTGTTTTAACTTTTTTTTAAGGAGCTAGTAATGGCTACACCAACTATTAGTACTTCCTTTATCGAGGAGTTTGAATCTGGCGTTCATATGGCTTATCAGCGCATGGGTTCAAAGCTTCGTAGCACTGTTCGTACCGCAAGTGGCGTTAGTATCTGTCACTCTTGAAGATTACTTCGCTGGTGAATGGATTGATGATCTTGATCAACTGCGTATCAACCATGACGAAATGCTGGTTGCACAACAGTCAGGTGCTTATGCGCTTGGTCGTAAGACTGATGAACTGATCCTCGATGCAATGGATACAACAACATCTACTGCTAACGAAACAACCAATGGTGCTACACTTGCATGGGCATTCGGTCTGATGGAATCATTTGGAAACAATGACGTTCCTGACGATGGTCGCCGTTATGTAGTTGTAGGCTGGGAAAATTGGTCACAGCTAATGGACTTAGATGAGTTTTCTCGTGCTGAGTATGTTGGCGAAGCTGATCTTCCGTTCCAAAATGCAATGACTGCAAAGCGTTGGCTTGGCTTTACATGGTTTCCATTCTCAGGTCTTGCTGATGATGGCTCAAACCGTAAGTGTTTTGCTTGGCATGCTGACTCAATTGGTCATGCAATTGGTGCAGATGTTTCATCAAACATGCAGTATCACAACGACAAAGATGCCTATTTTGCGCTTAATAAGATGCAGATGAATGCTGTTCTTATTGATCCAAATGGTTGCTTTGAAGCTTCACTGAAGAAATAAGGAGATATCATAATGGCTTTTGTTAAAGACGATTTATCCCTTGTTAACTACAGTGGCAATGGCTTCCATATTTGGCACTATACAACTACTGATGCAAATACTGTTGTTGACGGTGCTGGTTACTTTAATACAGCCGCTAATGAGATGAACATTGGCGATGTTATTTTTGCTAACACAGCTACTGGCGGCACACCTATTTACGGTATGTTTGTAGTTAATGCTAATGATGGTAGCACAGTCGATGTAGCTAACATGGTAAGCTTGTCAGCTACTGATTCTGACTAATGGCTAGACCAACAATTAAACGGAAGGTGGCGGCAAAACCTGTCGCCCCTTCTAAATCTAATACCAAGAAACTCCGCAATGGGGTTGTGACCTTTGGTAAGAATGTTACTCTTGGAAAGAATGCGTCATGAACAAAAATTTTTCTAAACAGTTTCGCTCTATGGGCAAGTCTAAGGCTAAAAAAGTTTCAGCAGAAATGATTGATGTAATTCAGCCAATTGTAACATATGGAGCGCATGGTTTAGCGGCTGTTGGTGTAGGCACTTTAGCATACACAAGAAGAAAGCTTAGAAAAACCAGTGAAAAATTTGGTTATGTTAATCGAGGAAAATTTTACCCACCTAACGGAGGCAAATAATGAATACATGCTCTACATGTCCACACCCAGCCAAATGTCGTAGTGCTGGCAAATGCTTAAAGCAATCAAAGACACCTAAGACAATGGGAAAGCCATCTAGCGGTGGTTATGGTAAGTAATGCCAACTACACCCTCAACAGATATTGAAGTAGCACAGAAGGCAATGGTTCTAATTGGTTTAGAGCCATTAACTTCTTTTACAGATAATACAGACGAAGCTCTGGTTATGAATACAATCTTTGAGGATGTTGTTGCTGATTGCCTAGCTCAACACAACTGGAACTTTGCATCTGGTCAAAAGCAGTTAGCTAGACTAACAGATGTTCCGGCAGATAGATGGGATGCGGCATATGCTCTTCCTACAAGCCCTAGAGTTTTACAAGTTCAAACAGTTACTATCGATGATGCTCCTCAACAATATGATATATACGAGCGTTATCTATACATTAATGCACAGGAAAGCGATGTTGTTGTTCTGAACTATATCTTCAGACCTGAGACACAATATTGGCCTCCAGCGTTTACTATGTGGACTATATTTAGATTGGCTTCTATTTTAGCTCTTTCTGTTACAAGAAAGTCTGATATAGCTGGTCAGTTTACAACATTGGCAGAAAATCAATTTAGAAGAGCAAAAGCTAGAGACAGCCAACAGGTAACAACGCAAGGCCTTCGCTTGAGCAGATACCACCGAGTAAGATTGGGTAATGGTATCTATGATAGAATAGAAGGCACAACTTCATGAGTCTTAAATGGCATTACTTAGATCGTTTTATTCAAACTTTACTGCTGGAGAACTAAGTCCTCTCTTGTCTTCAAGAGTAGATTCTGATGCGTATAAAAATGGTCTAAAGACTCTCAGAAACTATCGGATACTATCCCAAGGCGGTGTTAGACGCAGACCGGGTATGCAGAGATTGCAAACTCTTTCTAATGTTGCCTTTCAAACAGAACCCTATATTTATGATGAAAATGAGTCATACATACTTTTATTTAGCAATGCTAAGTTAGAAGTTGTAGACGTATCATCTCCTAGTACAATTGTTGATACAATTACTTCCTGTCCTTGGACTACAGCAATGATTGGAAGTTTATCTGTTGCCCAATCTGGTGATACAATGATTATTGTTCATCCTGATATGGCTATGCAAAAGCTAACAAGAACTGCGGTAGATACATTTTCATTATCAGATTATGATTTTGACCACAGTGGTGCAGCACATTACGAACCTTTTTATAGGTTTGTTGCAGAAGATGTAACTATTACTCCGCAGAATAGCAATACAAGTAGCCAAACATTTACAGCTAGTGCATCAATATTTTCTTCGGATTGGGTTGGTGAACATATTCAATTTACTGATAGTGCAGGATTAGTTGTTCATATTGAGGTAACAGGTTACACATCAGGAACAGAAATAGTTGGAACATTTAGTGCGGCAATAGCTAATACAAATGCAAGAGATACTTGGTCTGAACAAGTGTTTTCAAGTCGGAAGGGTTACGCTAGAAGTGTAATATTTCACGATCAAAGATTAATATTTGGTGGATCAAGAGATTTACCTAACCATATATTCTTTTCTAAGGTTGGTCAGTTCTTTAACTTTGATGTGGGTACTGGACTAGATGATGAATCAATCCAAGTACAAATAGCTGAGAACCAAGTGTCAGAGATTAAGTCTATGGCATCATTAAGGCACTTAATTATTTTTACATCTGAGCAAGAGCTTTATGTTCCTACTGTAGATGATCGTCCTCTTACTCCTTCTACGATATCCATTAAAAAGCAAACATCTTATGGTAGTGGTAATGTTGCTTCTGTAGAGTTTGATGGTGCTATTGTATTTCTAACAAAGTCTAAGGGTGCAATAAGAGAGTTTATATTCTCTGATATTAGCCAAGCATATGCGGCTGATGCCCTTACGTTGTTAGCACCGCACTTAATTGGCTCTCCTTCTAATATGGTTTCTCAGAGAGAGGCATCAGACCAAGCAGAGTCTTATCTATATGCTGTTAATGATGATGGGAAAATGCCTGTATTTGTAAGCATAAGAAAAGAGAAGCTACAAGGTTGGGCAGAATATTCTACTGATGGTGATTACAAAAATGTAGTTAATGTTAACAGAA